GATAGAATTTGACAACGGTTCAAAGATCATGGCAACCACTACAACTGAAAATACAGGTAGGGGTATGTCACTTACATTAATATACTGTGATGAGTTCGCGTTCGTGCAACCACCAGAGAAAGCCAAAGAATTCTGGACATCACTGTCTCCAACATTGAGTACAGGTGGTAAGTGCATGATAACAAGCACACCCAACTCGGATGAAGACCAGTTCGCAATGATCTGGAAAGAGGCCAACAAGAGGTTTGACGAATACGGCAATGACAAACTGATAGGCACCAATGGATTCTACGCTATGAAGGCACACTGGTCAGAACACCCAGACAGGGATCAAGAGTGGGCTGATGCAGAGAAGGCCAGGATTGGTGAGGAAAGATTCCGAAGGGAACACGAATGCGAATTCTTGATTTTTGACGAAACCCTTATATCAAGTTTAGTTCTTGCAGATATGGAAGGTACAGCACCAGTTGAAACAACAGGTCAGGTGCGTTGGTTCAAAAGACCCACACCGGGACACACTTACATGGTATCCTTAGATCCCAGCATGGGAACAGGTGGTGACTATGCGGCTATACAGATTTTTGAATTGCCAACATTTGAGCAGGTAGGCGAATGGCACCATAACACGACACCTATGAACCAACAGGTACGTATCCTACAAGGAATCACAAAACATATACACGACACAATCATGGAGAAAGATGCAAGTGCCACTCCACAAATATTCTACAGCATGGAGAACAACTCCATAGGTGAAGCCGCACTGATGAGGGTCATGGACATAGGTGAGGAGAACATCATGGGCATGTTCCTGTCAGAACCCATTAGAAAAGGACACAGACGTAAGTTCAGGAGAGGGTTCAACACCACTGCCAAACACAAGATAGATGCATGTACCAAGTTCAAGGAACTGATAGAGAACGACAAGATGAAGATCAACTCACAACTGCTGATTTCAGAGATGAAAGATTTCGTAGCGTCGGGAATGAGTTACAGTGCCAAACCTGGACAGCATGACGACCTTGTAAGTGCTTGTCTGTTAATGACACGTATGATGAAGGTGTTGGCGGATTTTGATCCAAAAATATTCGAAAAATGGACAGACAGGACAAGTGAGATAACACCAATGCCCATATTTGGATCGTTCTCAGGATAATAAATACACTATATGAACCCTAAAAACTCCGAAGATTTATTCAACAAGATAAGATCGCAATTCTCAAACATCAGACTGGGCGACGAGAATGGTGCCGCTACGGCGGATCCAAGCAGTGCAGTGTTTTTTGAGTTTGAATTTGCCGAGGATGCAGACACTTTTGGTAGCGTGAGCATAAGCCTAGCAGACGGTGAGAACATGAAAGTGTACTACAACAGGGATCTAGTGAACAAAATTGATGAGGACAGCAGAGACGAATGGTATGCGTTCCTTAAGGAGTTGAAAGACTTCGCAGTGGAGCATCAAATGAGGTTTGATGTGCGAGATATCACTAAAAACAACCTAACGAAGCAGGACTATGAAAATCTTGCAGATACGAACAAAACGGTAAATACTGATGAAATGTCAGAAGAACTAGCACGAATCACGAAATTAGCGGGTGTTGAAAAGGCACCAGTTGCAGAAGGCCTAACAGGCACTTCTAAGAGTTCTTTCGAGAATCTAAACAAAACAAAATTGATAATCAGACACAAAGGCAAAGTTGACGAGACTGTGCCGGGTGCGAGATCAAGACAGATACAATCACTGTACATCGAAAATGAAGAAGGTGAGAGATTCAAGTATCCAATGACACACCTAGCAGGTGCGAGGGCAATGATGAGACACGTTGCCAACGGTGGAAGACCACACGACGAGTTTGGACAACACATCGTAGCAACTTCAGAAGACATCGCGAAACTGAATTCATTTTCGAGATATGCATCTAACAAAGATCAATTGAACGACAATGCGGGCGACATCATCGAGCAGACTAAATTGAAACTAGAGAACCTAAGAGGTTACATGAAGAACCTTTCTAACCAAACACACTACGAGAACGCAAGTAAAGATTTCAAAACATCAGAAGAACAGATACTGGACGACGAAACTGTAAACAAATTGAGAGAGAAGTTCACAATGAAAAACCTAGACAGCAGAGTAGAAGATGCTTTCCCTATCATAAACAAAATAATGAGCGAATTCGAAGCAACTAAAGAGCAAGAGCAAGAACAAGTCAACGAACTAGAACCAGATGCTGAGCCAATCGACGCACCTGTACAAGCACCTGTAGATCACGGAGCGGTAGTACAGAGTTTCTTGAATGATCCAGACAGCAAATTAGTTCTAAGGAAAGATGACACAGCAGACAAGATGTTGAAAGTAACAAAATTCACAAACAAGAACACCATGTTGAGTTCAATACTGTCAGACATAGCATCAAGGTTGTTGACAAAAACAGGTGAGGAAGACAGGGTGGCGAACTTCGCTAGTAGAGTTGCAGATGAGATGGAACAAGAGAATTCGGCAACATTCAAACCAACACCTGACTACATCAAGAACAAGAAGATTGCAGTACAGTTGGCAAAGAGATATATCGACGACTACAAAAAAATGCAATCAGAACCAGGATACACGGACCAAGTGAGAATGGATCCAGCAGACTTCAATCCCAAGAAAGATCTAAAAGGCAAGGCAAAAGAAACTGAGGCGTTTGAAGGTTGGGTTGACTCTATAGTTGACGAAGGCGGCATCAAACCTTACGTGTCAATGAGCAGGGGCGAAGACAACAACAAGATGATGTACAACGTCCTAGACAGAAATGAGAAAACAATCTTCTCATCCGTAGATCAGGAAGAGGCACAAGATTTCTTAAGGCAGAACTATGACAAGTTGAGAGCAGGCGAAATGGAAGTTGCGGAATATGCCACTGAACCTAAAGATCAAGAAATTGAAAAGAAAGACAAAGAAAACGCTACAAAACTTGATGTTACAAAAGCAGACAAGATGATGAACACGCCAGCGTATCAAAAAATGAAAGCGGGTGATCCCAAGTACGCAGATAAAACTGAGGGAATGGGCGACAAGATAGCAGACATGGCACAGAGCATGAGTAAAGATGAATTCATGAGCAAGGCAGATGAACTGGGACTCACACCTGAAGAGGCCGCTGAACACTACGAGAAGATGCAGGGCGGCGCACACGCAGGCAAGTTCGAAGGCAATCAATTCGCACAAGCAGTGCAGAAAGCCAAAGCGGCAGGCATGAAATCAGGTGACAAATTCAAAGTTGGTGACCAGGAATACACACTTAAAGATGCCATAGAGATGGCAGGACTAGATCTTAATGAATTCTATTCAGAAGAAGAGATCGCATACGATAACCAAATAGATCGTATCAAAAACCTAGCACTTTACCAATAATAGTAGTAGACATTAGATAAATATAGTTGTATATTACGTACTATATGTCTGATATACATTTAGGCAAAAAACAAACATAGGCACAATAAAGGAGGCTTACATTATGGCATCATTGGCTGAAATAAGAGCGAAGTTAAAATCTCAAGAAGTGAATCGCTCCACTTCCAACACAGGCGGAGACAACGCCATCTACCCACACTGGAACATAGCAGAAGGATCAGAAGCAGTGGTCAGGTTCTTACCAGACAAGGACGAGACCAACACATTCTTCTGGACCGAGAGGAACATGATCAAGTTACCATTCGCTGGTATCAAAGGTCAGACAGACTCGAGACCAGTGACAGTGCAAGTACCGTGCATGGAAATGTATGGGAAAACTTGTCCAGTACTCACAGAGGTGAGACCGTGGTTCAAAGACAAGAGCATGGAAGACATGGGCAGAAAATACTGGAAGAAGAAAAGTTACATCTTCCAAGGTTTTGTCACAACGAATCCACTAGCAGAAGACTCAACACCTGAGAATCCAATCAGAAGATTCATAATTGGACCTCAGATCTTCAACATAATCAGAGGGGCACTCATGGATCCAGAGATGGAAGAAATGCCAACTGATTACTTGAAAGGTGTGGACTTCAGGATCACTAAAACAACCAAAGGTGGTTATGCTGACTACTCAACATCAAAATGGTCAAGAAGGGAAAGACCGTTGGACGAGGCAGAGAGAGCCGCGATCGACACACATGGGTTACACAACCTGGGTGACTTCAGACCAAAAGAACCAACAGAAGCAGAGGTTAAAATAATCGCAGAACTATTTGCGAAATCTGTGGAAGGTGAGGCTTATGATCTTGAGCAGTATGGACAGTACTTCAGACCAGCGGGCGTGGCTTACCAAGGTAAACCACAGGTAGCAGTACCAACAGCATCGGCTCCAGCACAACCAGTAACAGAAGCGGCTCCAACAGCGGCACCTGTGACTGATAGTGCACCAGCACCACAACCCGAGGCGGCTCCGGCAACGGCGGCACCGGCGGGCGACAGTGCCAAAAGAGCAGAAGACATCTTGAAGTTGATTAGATCAAGACAAGCAAAATAATCTGACATTTTACCAAGGCCCTAATATTGACGTTAGGGCCTAGGTATGCTAAAATAGATGACACAAAGGACAAAATTATGACAAAAGTATTTGACGCAACAAAATTTAGAAAGAGCATCACAAAATCCATACAAGGACTTGGCATAGGATTCAGCGATCCCACAGACTGGATCTCCACAGGAAATTACGCATTGAACTATTTGATGACCAGTGATTTCAACAAAGGAATTCCACTAGGCAAGGTTACAGTACTTGCGGGTGAATCTGGAGCAGGTAAAAGTTACATAGCATCAGGAAACATTATCAAGAATGCACAGGAGCAAGGTATATTCGTTATACTGATTGACACAGAGAATGCACTAGACGAACAGTGGCTACAGGCATTGAAAGTGGACACATCAGAAGACAAACTTTTAAAATTGAGTATGTCAATGGTCGACGATGTAGCAAAGACCATATCGGAGTTCATGAAAGGTTACAGGGAGCAACACGCAGACAACAAAGAGGGTGCACCAAAAGTACTATTCGTCATAGACAGTTTGGGTATGATGCTTACACCAACAGACGTTAACCAGTTTGAAGCAGGTGACATGAAAGGTGACCTAGGTAGAAAACCCAAGGCCCTGACGGCACTTGTTAGGAACTGTGTGAATATGTTTGGTAGTTGGAATGTGGGACTTATAGCGACCAACCACACATACGCATCACAGGACATGTTTGATCCAGATGACAAAATATCAGGTGGCCAAGGATTCATCTATGCAAGTTCTATCGTTATCGCGATGAAGAAACTGAAATTGAAAGAAGACGAGAAGGGCAACAAGATATCAGAAGTGAGAGGTATCAGGGCCGCTTGTAAGGTAATGAAGACTAGATATGCTAAACCTTTTGAAGGTGTACAAGTCAAGATTCCTTATGACACAGGCATGGATCCCTACAGTGGACTTGTGGATCTGTTCGAGAAAAAAGGATTATTAGTGCAAACGGGAAATAGACTGAAGTATGTTGACAAGGCAGGTAAAGAACATATAGACTTCAGGAAAGCATGGACTGGTGATAAATTAGATATGATAATGGCGGAGTTCAAGGAAGAAGTACCTACCGAAATGGAAGACACAGATGCCCCTATCGAAGTAGAAACAGAAACAAAACCAAAAGCAAAGAGTAAAAAAGAAGAGTAATGATAGACTTTACACACGAGGACATCGAAAGGTTATGGAACTCCATAACACACTACGTTCCAGAGAGACAGAAACTGGACTGTGCTATAGACTTCATCAAGAGCCTAGAGGACATAGGAGTGGAGCACGACGAGATCAAGGCGTCTGCTGAATACGATCCCAAGTTAGAAGAAGCGATCAACACTGTGTTCGAGGAAGACGATGAGTCAGACGGATACGGCGAAGATGATTAATTGGTACAACGAAGTCAGCAGGAACCTAGCAAAGATACCAGACTGCGTGGCATACTTCGACAAGGAATTGATCGAGGCCAAGAAGCAGTGCAAGATCTACGGTAACCTGGAAAGGGCCAGTGCGTCACTGCCAGGCATAGTGGAAGAGAGATTCAGTCAACTGCAACAGTTAGAAGCGATACTGGAATACCTAAACATCGAATTGAGGAGACTGAGATCAAAGACCTTCAGGAAATACTTAGAAAATTACAACAGGGCGTTATCAAGCAGAGATGCCGAGAAGTACGTGGACGGTGAGGATGATGTCGTAGACATGGACAAAATAATAAATGACTTCGCGTTAATCAGAAATCAATGGTTGGGCATAACCAAAGGACTGGATCAGAAACAATGGCAGATAACAAACATTGTGAAACTGAGGGTCGCGGGAATGGAAGATGCCGACATCAAATAGAATAATACTTACAGACGTAGACGGTGTGCTTCTCGAGTGGGAACACCACTTCACCAAATGGATGTTGCAGAAAACATTATTTGATGAGAAAGGTGCCAGGTATCACCCACACAGACTACTACCAGACAAAGAGAACACATACGAAATGGCGGAACGTTTTGGTGTGACAAAAGACGAGATCAGAAAACACATAAGAGAGTTCAACAGGAGTGCTTGGATGGGCACACAGAGACCAATGCTTGAGGCACAGACTTGGGTCAAACTGTTGGCGGCTGAGGGATGGACGTTCATACCAATAACATCGCAAACGTCTGACATACCAGCACAGCAGTTGAGAAAGAGAAGATTAGGAGAACTGTTTGGTGATCATGTGTTCACAAATTACCATATACTAGGCACAGGTGCTGACAAAGACAGTGCTTTAGCCGAGTTTCACAATACCGGGCTGTATTGGGTCGAGGACAAGCCAAACAACGCTGTAGCCGGGCTCAAATACGGTTTAAAGCCTATATTAATAGACCATCTATACAATAAAGACTTTGATCATCCAGATGTAATACGTGTGAATAATTGGAAAGATATACACCAAATAGTTTCAGGAAGAAAATAGCAATCTATATATTGTTGGTAAAAATAAGTTCAATGTTTTGTTTTTTACCAATTCTGTTTGTCCAAACTTTATATCCACGACTTTGATATTTTTCCACTATCTCGTCTAGTCTATTAAAGTTGTCATCTGTGTCACCTATATCCATTTCGCATTCACACAGGATCACTTTTGCTGGCAAAGACAAATCCAGTATTTCGTTCAGCATCTCATACCAACGTCCTTCAATGTCTAGTTTTATCACGTCCACTTCGGCGCCGTGCTCATCAACGATCTCTTTGAGATTAGTTGTTTGGACTTCTATCAAATCCTCGTATTTCTCCGGCTCGTCTAACTGAAAACACTTGCCATCACCAGCAACATCATAAAACTTCATTGTCTGCCCTGCCACTGTGTCATAGGCTTTGCTTGTATGAATGATATTATAATCACCCCCATTGGCACTGTCTGTGGTTTGTTTTGATAACGGTGTTGGATCAAAGGTCAATATCTTTGCT